GAAGGCGGGCGCGATGCTTTGGGCTGGTATCACGAGAAACGGGACGAAAAGCGCGGCATTGGTTTGGGGCCAGAGCATGACTTTGCAAGCCACGGCGCGGATGCCTTTGGATTGCTTGCAGTTTTCAAGGCATCAATCCCGTCACAAGACGACTGGGGCGCTCCATTGCGGCGAGGTTTGAAAGGCGTTTTGTAATGTGCTATGGTGGCGGAAGTTTGAATATGGGGTCCACAATGAAAAAGCCGAGCAAAGCCGACGCCAAGGTGGCTAAGGTCATGGGTGAATTCAAACGCGACACGCTTCACGCAGGCGCTGACCCGGCAGGCCCGAAGAAAGCGCCCGTTGTTAAATCTCGCAAGCAGGCCATCGCAATCGCACTTTCACAAGCAGGAAAAGGACGTCAGAAATGAAAAAACCCAAACCCAAATTCACGCCATGCAACGGATGCCCGAACCCCGCCAAGTGCAAGGCCATGGGCCGTTGCATGATGAAGGGCGGCAAGAAATGAGCGACGGCTTGTATGCCAACATCGCTGCTAAAAAGCGCCGCATCAAACTGGGCAGCGACGAGAAAATGCGCAAGCCTGGCAGCAAGGGCGCGCCGTCCGCAGCAGCGTTCAAAGCATCCGCGAAGACGGCTAAGAAGAAATGAAAACCCCGGCATGGCAGCGTGCTGAAGGAAAGAACCCCAGCGGCGGCCTGAACGCCAAGGGGCGGGCATCTGCCAAGGCCGAGGGAATGAACTTGAAGCCGCCTGTCAAGACGGGCGACAACCCGCGCCGTGCATCATTCCTCGCCCGGATGGGCAACATGCCGGGGCCTGAACGCAAGGACGGCGAGCCAACGCGATTGTTGAAGTCGCTGCAAGCTTGGGGAGCGTCCAGCAAGTCCGATGCCAAAGCCAAGGCCAAAGCAATATCGGCCCGCAATGAGGCGAAGAAGAAATGACCATCACAAACTACGGCACGCTGAAGACGGCCATAGCGGACACTCTGAACCGGGACGATCTAACCGCAGTCATCCCGGCTTTCGTCGCGCTGGCCCAAGTGCAATTCAACCGCAAGATCCGATCTCATCGGCAAATCACGCGGGGCAGCCTGACGATTAATACGCAATTCGAAGCGTTGCCTGCGGATTGGATGGAGACGATCCGCATCACAATGGACGCCAGTCCGATCCGGGTTTTGACGCAAATAAGCATGGACGACCTGACGCGCTATCGGACAGGCTACGACGACACGCCAAACGCGCCAGTATATTTCACCCACATTGGAACGGACATAGAACTGTTTCCAACGCCGGGAACGTCCTATACCAGCGAGATCACCTATTACGCCAAGATCACGGCGTTGTCGGCTGATGGCGATACGAATTGGTTACTGACCAACAGCCCGGACGTGTACCTGTACGGCGCATTGGTGCATACAGCGCCGTATCTCAAGGACGATGCGCGCATTGCCGTATGGGCGGGATTGCTGGCGCAGGGCATGAATGAAATCGAAGAAGAAACAACGGCGGCCCGTTTTGGTTCGCCGCTTCGGATGAGGATCAAGTAGATGGGCACGACAACCACAACCTTCACCCTCAACAAGCCGACAGTCGGAGGCGATGATAACGCCTGGGGCACTGACTGGAACACCAACGCAGACAAGATTGACGACTTGCTGGACGGCACAACCGCGATCAAGCCGAACCTCTCCGAAGGGCTGTGGAAAGTTGGCGGGGTGGCGGTGACATCCACGGCGGCAGAGTTGAACTTCACGGACGGCGTAACATCCGCAATTCAAACGCAGCTTGACGCCAAGCAGGCATCTGATGCTGATCTGACAGCCATTGCTGGGCTATCTTCAAGCGGCATCATTGCCCGAACGGGCGCCGGGACGGCTGCTGCGCGCACTGTGACGGCTGGCACTGGCATCACGGTCACGAATGGCGATGGCGTGTCAGGCAATCCGACTGTAGCGGCTGATCTTGCATCACAGGCCGAAGCGGAAGCCGGGACGAACAACACCAAGGTCATGACGCCGTTGCGGGTGGCTCAGGCATCACGCCCCGTGCTTGGCACTTCTGTTGTATCCACGTCGGGAACGTCCTTTGATTTTACGGACATCCCGTCTTGGGCGAAGCGTGTGACGGTGATGATTGCGGGCGTCAGTGCAGGTACGGCTAGCAAGATTGTTCAGATCGGCGCGGGGTCGATTACCACAACTGGTTACTCTGGCGGCGGTGGCGCGCTGGCTACTGCTGCATCGGGAAGCACTAGCTCAACCGTTGGCTTCCTTTTCGGCTTGAGCACACTGGCCGCAGATGTGTTGAGTGGCATCATGACCCTTCAAAACATCACTGGCAACACTTGGGTGGCATCCTTTGCTGGTGGAGCGCCAACCGGAAATCAGGCGATAATGGCGGGCGGCTTCATTGACCTCGGCGGCACGCTTGACCGCCTCCGCATCACCACCACCAACGGCACCGACACGTTTGATGCAGGCACTATCAACATTATGTGGGAGTAACCCATGCCCCTCATCCCGCTCCAGATCCCGCCCGGAGTTTACCGCAACGGCACTGACCTGCAATCCGCAGGGCGCTGGCGTGATGCGAGCCTAGTGCGCTGGGCTGACGGCACCATGCGCCCCGTGGCAGGCTGGGAAGCGCGCTTTGACATCAACGACACCGTGCCCCGTGGAATGCACGCATGGCGCGATCTGAACAACAACCGCTATATCGCAGTCGGGATGTTCGACAAGCTATATGCAATTTCTCAGGCCGGGACGATCACCGACATTACCCCAGCAGGGCTGACCACGGGTAATGCCGTGGCGACGCAAAACCTTGGATACGGCGGCGGGCTTTACGGGGTGGGCGCATACGGAACGCCTCGATCCGACAGCGGCAGCTTCGCAGAGGCAACAACTTGGACGCTGGATAACTGGGGCGAGGAACTGGTGGCCTGCTCCAACGCTGACGGCGATCTGTATGCCTGGGACTTGGACGTGCTGAATGATGCCGTTGTCATCCCAAACGCACCGACTGGCAACCTTGGCCTGATTGTGAGCGAAGAGCGTTTCATTTTCGCTCTGGGCGCAGGCGGCAATCCTCGCAAGGTGCAGTGGTCAGACCGCGAGGATCGAGAACTATGGACGCCAGCCGCCACCAACGAGGCGGGCGATCTGGAATTGCAGACATCTGGCCAGATCATGCAGGCGCTGCGCGCACGCGGGCAAACGCTGATCCTAACCGATATTGATGCGCATACCGCGACCTACCAAGGCCCGCCTTTCGTCTATGGCTTTGAGCGGGTCGGATCGGCCTGCGGCGCTATATCCCGCAAGGCAGCCGCTTCCGTCGATCAAGGCGTGTTTTGGATGGGCTTGGGATCGTTTTTTGCATATTCTGGCGGCGCTGTGCAGGAAGTGCCGTGCGATGTGGTGGATTACGTTTTCAGCGACATCAGCAGCACGCGCCGTTCGCACATCTGGGCCGTCTCCAACTCGCAGCATTCGGAGGTCTGGTGGTTCTATCCGTCCAGCGGGTCGACCGAATGCGACCGCTACGTTTCGTTCAATTATCTTGAGCGGCATTGGTCGATCGGCAGCCTTGCCCGCACGGCTGGCGTGGATCGCGGCGTGTTCGTAACTCCGATCTGGATTGACGCCACGGGGCAAGCTTACAATCAGGAAAGCGGCACTGCCTATGATGGGGCCAGCATCTACGCGGAAAGCGGCCCGATCCAGATCGGCGCTGGTGATAACGTAGCAGTTTGCACCATGCTTATCCCCGATGAAAAGACGCAAGGCCAGGTGACTACGACATTCAAAACGCGATTCTATCCGAACGACACCGAGCGCAGCTATGGGCCGTATAGCATGACCAACCCGACTGACGTGCGGTTCACGGGTCGGCAAATCCGAATGCGTGTGACAGGGACCGCAACAGATTGGCGGTTTGGCATTCCAGCGCTTGACATGAAACAAGGAGGCCAGCGGTGAAAAAGGTACTTTCACTTTATGGCGGGCCAGTGGGTGAGCACGAAGTAAATGAGACTTGCGTTGCAGCACTGGAGGAATGGCTTGAGATGGCCAAGAGCGGCCAGATTGTCGGAGTTTGTTTGGTTGGATTGGGGTATGACAACCTCGCTCAATACAGAATTGCGGGCAAGATCGGCGGTTATGGATCGGTAGGGGCCACGCATATGATTTTGCAAGAATTAACGTATGTTAACATGAGCGCAGAATGAAAGTTCCACCCGTCATTGGTGAGCGCTGGCAGATATGGGCCGAGGATTTGCGGCGCTATCTTGGGCGCGTGCAATCGCAGCTTTCTGCAAGAGAAGCGTCATCATCGGCAAATGAGAATGGTGTAATTCTTTGGGACCGGACAAACAAATATCCGGTTGTCTCACGCGATGGAGAGTTTCGGCAAATCCTGTTAGCTGACGGTTATGCGATTTTTGGGCAAGACGCTGATGTAACGGCTGCGGCGGCTGACACGGCATACAAAGTGACGCTGGATGTGGTTGCTTTGGACAATTTTACGCTGACGGGATCGCCGCTGACTGAAATCACGTTTGGGGAAGGCGGGATGTATTCGCTTTCGCTCGCGGCACAAATTGCCAGCACGTCAGCCAGCCAAGTTGATTTCCGTTTTTGGCCGAGGCTTAACGGGGTTGACGCCACGGGTAACACGGTCATGGCCAGCCTGCACAACAACGGCGCTACAAACGTTGTTAGCCGTACGGCTGTTTTCACCGTTTCGGATGGCGATGTCCTGAATATCATGTGGGCTGTGAGCAGCACGAATGGAAGGCTGAAAGCCCACGCGGCCACGGCATATGCACCATCAGCGCCGTCAGTGACGCTGAATATCGTGAGGGTGCAGGCATGATTCCAAACATCCACGATTACCGCGCCCTGATTGAATCGGCCCTAGCTTATAGCGGCGGCACGCATATCTTCGAGGATGTGGCGGAACTGGTGGCAACTGGGCGGGCGCAATTCTGGCCAGCACCTCGCGGCGTTGCAATAACAGAGATTGTGGAGTATCCTCGCAAGAAGGTGCTGCACTGTTTCTTGGCGGCTGGCGAGTTAGACCAGATCCTCGACATGATTGACAGCGCGATAAAGTGGGGCAGGACGCAAGACTGCACTTCCCTCACGCTGACAGGCCGGAATGGATGGCAGCGCGTTTTGGGCAATCACGGGTTTAAACCTGTTTTTGTCACAATGGAAAGGGGTTTTGAATGAGCGGCGGCGGCAAGGGCGGAAGCCAATCAACATCGGTTCAGGTTCCGGCATGGCTGGAAAACGCAGCGCAACAAAACCTTGGCCGCGCCAATCAGGTTTCGCAACTTGGCTACACGCCATATTTTGGCCCTGATGTTGCCGCAATGACGCCTATGCAGATTGCAGCCATGCAGGGAACAAATCAGGCGGCATCGGCGTTTGGCTTGCCAACGGCTGACCCAATGGCCGGAATGCCTCAAGCGCAGGATTATGGCGGGATGTCGGCCTATTCATCCGCCCCGATGTTTGAACAGAGCGTTGCCGCCTTGCGCGCCAATGCGCCAGGGCAGGCCAGTGCAATGGCGGGCATGTTCATTGACCCGATGACCGGACAGACGGCATCGCAGCCGATGGCGCAACAGCCTGCACAGATGGCGCAACAGCCTGCACAGATGGCGCAACCGCCTGCACAGAAACGCAACCGCACGTCTACCAGTGCCAGCGTTATGCCAATGGGCGCGCCGCAGGTAGGACAGGGCGGAATTGCAGGATACAGCGGACTGCCGGATATGTTTGATGGTGGCGGCGCTGGCCAAAAAGGCGACACGTTCCAAGGTGGCCTGATGGCGGACTATTCCAATTTCAGAGGCAGAACGCCAGTCAGTCGCAGCGGCGGCGGCAGCATGGGCGGGGGAAAATAATCATGGCAGGCGGATCAAACCCACAACAAGTGCAGCAGATGCAGCAACCGGCAGGCGGCGGCGTCTATGGCCAAGCGGCTGGGGCGTACAACACCGCGTTGCAAGGGCCAAACATCGGCCAATTCATGAACCCATATACGTCCGAGGTAATCGACCGCACGGGTGCGGATTTGATGCGGCAAGCGCAGATGCAGCAAAACCAACTGGGCGCGCAGGCAACGCAAGCGGGGGCATTCGGTGGATCACGGCAAGGCGTAGCCGAAGGCACGATGCTGGGCGATTATGGTCGCGCATTCGGTGACATTTCCGCACAGCAGCGGCAACAGGGTTTCAACACGGCTCTGGGCGCGGCGCAGCAGCAACAAGGCATGATGTCCAACCTTGCCAGTCAGGGCTTTGGATTTGGCCAGCAGATCGGCCAGCAGCAAATGCAGCAGGGCGGAATGCAGCAGGGCATTAACCAGCAGTTGATTGACGCGGCACGCGGCCAGTATGGCGGCTACACCAACGCGCCAATGAATTCCCTATCTGCACCAATGGCAGCCTTGGGCGCGGCGAACATGGGCCAGCAGACCAGCACGGCAACCAGTAAGCCGGGGCTGTTGCAATACCTTACAGCAGCGTTCGGGGGGCTGTAATGACGCCAGAGGAGTTCTATAGCCAGTTTCTACCATACGCCGAGGTTGTTTCGGCGCGCACTGGCCTTGATCCTCGCTTGGTCTTGGCACAAGCCGCGCTTGAAACCGGATATGGAAAAAGCGCGCCGGGCATGAACTACTTCGGCATCAAGTCGCATGGCCGATCTGGCGGCAACACGCTTCAAACGCAGGAGTTTGAAGGTGGCCGCATGGTCAGCCAGCCCGCGTCTTTTCGCGGCTATGAAAACCCTGAGCAGTCTTTCCAAGATTACGCGGATTTCCTTCTGAATAACCCGCGCTATGCCAGCGTCCTGTCCGCGACTGGTATTGAAAACCAGATCGCCGAGATGGCCAAGTCCGGTTACGCGACTGATCCGCAATATGGCCCGAAGCTGGCTAACATTGCAGGCAAGTTTGACCCAAGTTTGGGGCCCATCATTGGGGCCGACGCTTTGCGCGCCATTGGCGCATCTCCCTCGCCAAGCCCTGCCACGCCATTCGGCCCCGCTACGCCTATGCAGCCCGTCGATCCGTTCAAGGGCATGGGCCTGCTATCACAGTTTGCGGCAAGCCGTGGCATTGCGCAAGACGCAAAAGCCGCGCCGATTGCCAACTTGTTCAACATCATCACTCAAAAGAAAGACCCGCGATTGGCCGAGATGGCAAAACAGCGCGGCGGCTTCTTTGGATTATTGGGGGCTTAAATGGGATTGTCAATTCAACCAGGGTCAACGGCGATCAGCATGGATGAATTGCGCCGCGCTGGCATCGGGCAGCCCATGCCCGCGCAAATGCCAGCACAGGCCACAGGAGCGCCATCCAGCGCGGCCATGCCCCAACAAGCGCCAATGGCACCCCAACAACAGCGCGGCCTTCTGGGAGGCTTCTTTGGGCCGCAAGGACGCGATACCCGCCAGCGTCTTGCCATCGCTCTTGAGGGCTTGGCTCTCAACCCAAACCAAGCCTTGATAGGCCAGTTGCAGGGGGACATTGAGGGTCGCGCCACTGACCGCCAAAAGAACGCCACCGTCGCATGGCTTCGCTCACGCGGCCGTGATGATTTGGCCGCAGCGATTGAAGGCGGTTTGCCTGCGGCGGATGCGCTGAGAATTGCGCTCACGCCGGGTGCGGGCGCGGAGCGCGGTGTTGTGGTCGGCGGCAACATCGTCAACCCGCTTACGGGAGAGGTAATTTACCAAGGGCCGGAGCAAGAAGCCATGACGCCCGCTGCGTTCACCGCGCTTGACATGCAGGCTCGCGCCGCTGGCTTTAAGCCGCAGGCTGAAGGTGGTGATGGCAAGTATGAGGAGTTTATGGCAACCCGTGGGGCTGGCTTGGCGGCAGAAGCACGCGCAGTCGGCACGGCTCTAGGCGAGGCTGCTGTTGCCGCGCCAGTTGATGTTGCGACAGCGGACACCACGCTGCAATTGATCTCTGAGTTGAGATCAGATCCGGGTCTTGAACTTGCGACTGGGGCATCGTCTGTCTTTAACGTAGTCCCAGGAACGCCGGGTTATGACTTCCAAAACCGCCTTGAGCAGCTTTTGAGCGGTGGCTTCTTGACGGCTATCGACCAACTGCGTGGCATGGGTGCGCTTTCCAACGCGGAAGGCCAGACTGCAACAAGGGCGATTAGCCGCATGGATAGCGCAACCAGCACGCCAGCCTTCCTTGACGCTCTTTCGGACTATGAAGAAGTTGTCCGCACAGGGCGTGAACGCGCTGCAAAGCGCATTCAAACACCTGCCGCCGGAACAACAGAGCCTCAAGGGGGGCCTAAAACTCGTTTGCGCTACAATTTGGAAACAGGAGCCTTTGAATGATCGAGGTCGAACTTTCCGACGGCCGCATTCTGGAGTTTCCAGAAGGCACCGATCAGGCCACCATGAAGCGCGCCATTGATGGCTTGTTGATGCGTGACCGTGTTGCCGCTGCCAAGGCTGGCACGCTGCAAATGCAGCCCGGATCGGCAGAAGCAGCCGCAGCCGCCAATGAGCAGGCGACATCCATGATGCAGCCTGAGCGCACCATCGGGCAGACGATCTATGAAAACGTGATCGGCAGCGGCGCGGTTGATACCCCCGGCGAGCGGTTTGGAGAGTTGTTGCGTGGCGCAGGCGCTGGCTTTCAGCGTGGCAGCGCCCAACTTGCTGGCCTTCCCGGCACGATTGGCGATCTGCTGAACATGGGCGCGGTCAGTGGCGCAAACGCCTTGCTCGGCACCAACTTGCAAACTACGCAAGAAGCCACAGGTGCGCCGGGACTGCTCTCAGGCCAGAGCATTCAAGATGCGCTTGCATCCGCCACTGGAGGCGCAAGCGAGTTCCGCGCACCCGGAACTGCTGGCGCATATGCTGGCACGATTGGCGAGTTTCTGCCGAGTGCAATGGGCGGTCCGAGTGCGATGTTGCGTTATGGCGTTCTTCCCGGCGCTGCCAGCGAAGCGGCAGGACAGGCGACGGAAGGCACAGCCCTTGAGCCTTACGCACGCGCTGCGGCCGCTATCGGAACGTCTTTGCTTGCATCTCGCCCCGGCGCATTCGTTGGTGACGACGAAACCGCGCGCATGGCCAACGTCATGCGTGAAAGCGGCGTTGATGTTTCCACGGGTCAAGGTCGCGGCTCGCAAGCCTTGATGCGGATGGAGGGCCGTTTGCAGCCAACAGACGAGCAACTCGCTGCCGTCACGGCGGCAACAATGCGTCGCTTTGGGAGCGATGCAAAGGTGGCAACTCCGACAAATCTTGCCGCCATTGAGAAGTCGCTTGTTGACCAAATGGACAGCGCGGTGGCGGGCGCATCAATTATCCCGAACACAGCACAGGCTGCAACGGCGATTGATGTCGCCACAAATTACGTGGCCCGCGTTCCTGCTGGGCAATTGACCCCTCGTGTTCGCGGCATCAATCGCCGTTGCAGCCTGTGCTGTG